CAGCTAATTCTATTTGAACTAGTTTTCTTTTTAGCCGCTGCGGTACATTGAGCTTTTGTTGGTCTACAGGCAGGGTAACTTCTACGTTTTTCACCTTTTTTTCTACCGCAAGGTTTACCTGTCTTACAGTCAATCCAGCCTTTGCCGTCATTTTGCTCAAACCAAGTTTTTAAAGGGTTTTTAGCCATTAGCCTAATTTAGTTTTTTTGCGTTTACCTGGAAGCATATTACTAAAACCTCTAGCTTCAACAAATGTTACTTCGCCGCCTTCAAATTTTTTTTGTCTGCTTTTGTTGCCCCAATTCTTTGCGCCCACTTTTCGGCATTTAACCAAAGCACCACTTGCATAAGCAGATGGCCAAACTTTATATCTAGATTTTACTTTGTTATAACAGGCATCTTTTTTAGTAGCCATTTAACATTTCCACCTTCGTCTTGCTTGACGTATTCTTGAATTAGGATCGTTTCTAGTTTTAGCTGAACTTCTTTTAAGTTGCCCAAGCGATCTAGCGCAATAAGACTTACGTCTTTTAGCTGCTTTACTTCCCTTTTTAACTTTGCCTGTTACGGCTGTTTTTAATTTAGATCCTGGATTAGCTTTGCGATAAGCAGCTACACCTTTTTTGGTCATACCAGCGCCTTTTTTAGTAGGACGGTAGTTAGCTCCTTTACCTTTGGTTGTTCTTCGTATAGGTTTTGATTTTTTTCGTTCCGCCATAATTAAGCGTTAGCTATATAAATAATATCTAATCCTGCTGAAACTGCAAGATTAGCATTTGAACTGCTTGCTATAGCTCTTACTTCTAAATCTGTTTTTTCTTCAAATTTTAAAGGGTAATTAAATTCTTGATGAATAATGTCTTGAGATAAAGCAAATTTATCTTTTACATTAAATACGCCACCATTAGGTCTTGAAACAAAATGCACGGTACCAAATTTGTTTGCTACCTCAGTATTCATACTGATATCTATTTGATGTAAATATGCGGTGTAGCCTGCTGGCACTGTCCAAAAACACATTAGCGTTTGGTTATCACCAACATCAATTACACCATATTTATTTGCAGGCACTCCTGAAGTAACTGTTCCTGTTCCTGCGTAAATCTTTCCTGCATTTTGTCCACCGCTTCCTGCGGTATCTACAATCATTCTAAAGACTCGCAAAAAAGAATTAGTCGTATTAACTGCGGTTTGTCCGTTTAAAGTAACAGACTCACTAATTTGGTTATAACTTCCGTCTAATCCTGAGATGGTTATTGTTCTTGCACCCGTTCCTGCTGAAGCATCATCTGTGCTTGCACTAGATATTTTTAAAACGGTTGCGGATGTTAAATAAGAATAAAGACCGCCCTCTGACCATATGGTTTCAAGAGAATCATCAATATCAGCATTAAAACCAAATTTAAATTGAGTTTCATGATAGGAAATCTGGCCTCTTGAAACTTGTAATTCAAAAGGCTCAGTTTTGCCTATTCGAGATATTGATGACTTCTCAGCCATAACTAAGAATGAAAAACAGTTACTCTGTCTATATTACTCAATACAACATGAATACCATCTGAAAATAAAACTCCAGAATCTGGAATGTTTAAAGTTTCAGTATCATTAGCGTTGCAAGGAGCAATAAGAAGAGTAGAACCAGTTACAGATCCATTTCTAAAAGTTACAGTACCGTCTGAAGTTCCTCCAGCAATAATATAACCCCTTAATCTTGATCTACCTGCTTGTAAGACAGCTCCGCCTGTAGCGGCGGAGTCAGTCGTAGCTGTTTTGACATCTGAGCCTACAATTCTACCTGCCATAGTTAGCTCCTAATTAAGAACTAGATCCGTTGTCAACAATAGCGTAAGTAAATACTCCAGTACATGTTCCGCTTGTTGCAGCTGATGCTCCAACTTTAGCTTGAACTGTTGTATTGGCAGTAATACCACCAGCTACAGTTAAAGCACCGTCAGATCCTTTTAAAGTACCTTTAGTGTCAACGTCTACTTCGTTGAAAAATCCATCTGGATCAGCGGAAGATCCAATATCAGCAGTTGGGTTAGTACCGCCAGCTGCTCCACCAATAGTAAGGAATGAAACAGGAATTGCTCCAACAGGTAAAACAAAATCGTTTCCTGTAGATGAAGATGTTCCAATCTTTACATTAGCTCCGCCAGTTGAAGTTGGGTCAAAAGAAATAACTTCTGAAAGAGTAACAACTGAAGGAGTTGTTCCTGATTCTTTTGATTGACCACCATAAGATCTTACGATCCCTTGAAATGTTGATGTTGCCATAATAGCCTCCATATAAAGTTATACCATCTTTGGAGTTAGTCTGCCGAGCCAGTTGGTATAACAAGTTATCTCGGTTTAGATAACTATACTACTTTAGAGGTCTTGAGGGAAGTTTTCTTTAGACTTTAAAATTTCTTCTCTGCATTTAAACAAGGCTTGATAGGATTCTTTAATTGCTGGATCTTTGCCAAACTCATCAATCATATCTTTGCCAATCATCTCAACTAAAGCTATAACAGTTGTCATTCTTCCGTCTATATCTTTAATTTTTTGAATATCTTTTGCTGTCATTGTTGATTCTTTTTTCTGTCTAATATTATAACCATCTAGCCAGTTTTTTACATTAATTAATTTTTTGCTGAAGTCAGGATAGGTTTCCCAGTCTCTTATTTCTTCTATATCTCGGCCGCAACCTTGACATCTTTCGTCAAAGGGAGCCATTGACGTTGAGCAACGTCCATTGCAGGGTGAGTTAGCTAAGCTGATACTCATATGTAAACCAGTATTCATATATATACCTCGGTTTACTCAAATTCTACATCAAGAATCTGATTATAGGTAGCTTTTTGTAACTTTTTATACAAAAAAAGGGGTGCAAATGCACCCCTTTTATCAATTGCTAAGAATTAAGCACCTTGAGAAGCGAAAACAGCTCTCCAATTGGAGTAACCGAAAGAGTATCTTTCTCTAGCTTTGTAACGCATGTTACCAGTATCGAAATCACCCTCTAGGGCTGTTGACATAGGACTTCTTTGGAAGTGTTTAAAGCCATCTGGACAATCTGTTTTTAGGAACCAAGCATCATTGTCTGTTAGATAGTGGTTAACCACATACCCATCAGGACACATGCCCATATTCCTAATAGCGTTGATGTCGTTGTCAGATGTACCAACTCTACCAGGAGTGTTGATTAATCTATCAGCGACAAACTGCAATTGAGGTGGAACAATCAACTTCATACCTTTCAGAGCAATTTGTAATTGTCTGTCGTCAGTTAAAGTTGAAACAGAAATCAACGCATCTTCTAATGAAGTTTCGTTAAGGTCTGTATAAGTGCTTGGTCTGTTACTTGCAGTTCCGCCGCCACCGAGAGGGTGAGCGTTAGAAACAAGAGGTTGACCGTCGCCACCAGTTACACCAGCTGCAAACGCATTGTTTAACACAGAAGCAGCTTTAATCTGCTTAGTGTTAGCCATAGATCTAGCCAAGGCTTTTGTATACCTTGAACCAAGTCTATCGTAAAGATTATCTTCTACAGCTTCTTCTGTAAGAGCAAAAGCTAAAGCAACAGTTTCATGGTTGTAACGTGAAGTATAACCTTCTGAAGCGTTATCAAATGATACTCCGCTTCCTTCAGCTTTAACTGAAGCGTTTCCAAAACCAACAATCATTACTTCTTCTTCAAACGCTCTATCTGAAGATTCTGTTTCGTAGATTTCTTCGTGTTCAGAATCGTACCTTGCATATTCCATGCCGAAAAGGGCATTAAGACCAGGCTCTAGTTCTTTTGCTAATTGGGATCTATTAATAGCCATTATTTATACCCCTACTGTTTGAGCATAGAAGTGCTCGTTAATTTTAACAATCAAGTTCACGTTTGTTGAAGCTGAACCAGTACCTAGGGTGCTGTTTTCAGGATCAGTAGAAACGCCCACAATCCTTAGCTGAGCTGAAGTAGCAGCAGTAGTGCCACTAATTTCAACAGCTGAAATACCTGTTATTGTTGAACCAGTTGTATAAACAGAGTCTGCGTTGTTACCAACAACAGTCTGTACTACTGAACCAGTAGCAGCTGATTGAACTTCAAACAAGGCATTAGGATCGTCAACTACGAATGCCACCGCGTCAGATGTCACAGTTCCATCGGGCCAATACGATGAAAAAATCGTATCTCCGCTTGAATCTGTATATTGACATCCTCTAAAGACTCCTAGTACAGGATTATCCGTAGCGCCAGCAACTAAAATAGTTCCTGCGTTGGTCATCTTCACTAGGTCGCCTGAAAAAATGTTTCCAGATGCACCAGAGGCAATTTTATATTCAGTTGTTCCTTCGCTGTTATAACTCGAACCAACTTTTCCTACTGGTTTTAATCCGAAAGGTGCATTTTGATTAGACATATTATTACCTTTAAATTAAATATTTATTTAACGGTATAAGAATTAACTTCTTTTACCGCCACCAAAAGTTACGCTTGATGTTCTCTGAGGTTTTAACATCGGAGAACTTGGATCTGATTCCTTCATTAGATCATTATCAATAGCTTCTTGTTGCTGTTGAGCACGTTCTGAGAAATAGGCGTTTCTTTCGTCACGTGTTTCATTCGGAATCTTAGCCAAAAGCAAACCACCCACTGCGACAACACCAGCGTGCTTTCCATCATCAATCGAAGGAAGTTCAAAGTCTCCAATCTCATCGGCATGTACGAGCTCAAAGCCCTCACGTAGCCTAGACATTAC